TGCAATCAGCACGGGTCAAAGCGCCGCCGAACTGACGGATGCCGTCATGAGCAGTGCCGCATTCTCGCCAGCTCGGGCCGAGATGGTCGCCCGGACTGAGATCATCGCGACCAACAATTCAGCCGCAATGACGGCATACAAAGCCAGCGGAGTCGTCAGCGGCAAGCGGTGGAACACGGCAGGAGGCCCGACCCCCAGAGGGTACCCCGTCAGCGACGAGTGCCAGGCATGCGAAGATCAGGGCGTTATCCCGCTTGATGCGGCATTTGTGTCCGGCCGGATGCAGCCCCCGAATCACCCGCACTGTCGATGCGTCGTGATCCCCGTATTAGGTGGGGCATAGCACAAACAAGCCAGCTTCGGCGGGTTTTTTATTGCGCTCCAGTTTTTGGTGTATAGTGCCAATCAATCGAACACCCTGAATGGATAGGATCTAGCTAATGCGGATCTACGGCAGCATTGCAAAAGCCGAAGAGCAGCCCGACGGGACAATCAAAGTCTGGGGCGTCGCATCGTCTCCGTCTACCGACTCTCAGGGCGAGGTCATCACGCCGGAGGCCATGAAGGCAGCTATCCCCGGCTACATGCAATTCGGCGCAGTCCGTGAAATGCATGGATCGGTGGCCGCAGGGACTGCAATCAGCATCGATGTCGACAAAGCGGGCGTCACAAATTTCTGCGCCCACATTGTCGACCCGGTCTCTGTGCTCAAAGTCAAGACCGGCGTGCTCAAGGGATTTTCCATCGGCGGCCGCGCCACCGCCTACGCCCCCGGCGACCGCTCGAAAATCACGGGCCTCGAACTGTCGGAAATCAGTCTCGTGGACCGCCCCGCAAACCCGGACTCCGTCATCACAGTCTATAAGGCCGACCACATGCAGCAACCCGACGAAATCACCAAGGCCGCTGAGCCGGATCAGGTCAGTGCGCTGACTTCGGTCATCTCCGCACTGACATCACTCATTCCAAAGCTGCAAACCATCGCAGCAGTCGAGATGCAGGAGCCTGCCGCATCACCTGCGCCGGGAGCCAACCCTGAAGCTGAGGTGATCGAGGCCGCCGACAATCCGGCCACGCAGTCCGCCGCTGCTCCGCAGGCCGCCCCGGAAGATCAAGCCAAGCCGGCCGAAGCTCCGGCCGAATCGGTGGCCAAGGCTGGTGCGCGATTCAGCGCTGCGACCAAGGGCCAACTCGCCGAGCTTCACGACGCGATCAAGAAGTGCGACCAGCACCTCGACGGCATCGGCTACAAAGACACCGCCAAGGCGGCCGAAGTCGAGCTGCTCAAGGCCGAGAACGCCAAGCTCAAGGACCAGATCGCTAAGGCCGCCGCGCCTCGCCCGCATGCCGGGGTGGCTATCGACAAGACGGCTGACGCTACCGGCAAGCCCACCGCCCAAGTCGTCGCCACGCCTGACGCCATCGCGCAAGCCCGTGCCGCCGCCGAAGCATCTGGCGCCATCCTCCGCTACTGAATAAAGGATTCATCCATGAGCCCCCTCACCAACGACCAAATCAACAAGGCTTTTGCCGAGGCCATCGCCGCAGGCAAGAGCATCGCCAAGGGTTTCACCGCCTCCTCGAATCCGATTGCAGGGGCTCAGTCATACAATCTGGAGACGCCCGCCCAGATGATGTACCCGGTACTGGCCCCGTACCGGAATAGCATCCCGCGCAAAGAGGCCGGGTTCGGCTCGCAAGCCAACTGGGACGCCTTCGTGGGCATCCGGCAAGACCTCAATTCCGCTGGCGGAGTCGAGGAGGGCAAGCGCGGCGGGGCCAACAGCCACGACCTGAAGCGTTACATGGCTGCCTACGTCACGCTGGGCGCTGAGAATTTCGTAACGGACGAAGCCTTCAAGCGCGCCAAGAACTGGGGTGATTTGCTGGCTCTGACGGCTCGGCAGACTACCGAAAACGCGATGATCGACCAGGAATTTGCCATCCTGGGCGGCAATGCCTCGCTGGCCCTCGGTACCTGCCCGACCCCCACGGCCGTGAAGGGTACTGGTGGCGCGCTGGCTGGCGGCTCCTACTCTGTCATTGCGGTGGCCCTGACCCCGCAGGGCCTATGGTCTGTAGCCGGTGCGAACAACGGCGCGACCGGACAACGCTTTGTGGGCGCGACTTCGCGGGTCCCGGGCCTTGTCTCACGCACCAACAATGACGGCACCGTAACAAACTTCAATGGCGGCTCATCCGCGCCGTCGGCGGCTGTTGCTGTTACCGGTGTCGCTGCGAATGGCACCATCACAGTGACCATCCCCAACGCCGTGCGCGGCGCTGCCGGTTATGCCATCTTCGTCGGCGCCGCCGGCGCCGAAAAGCTCAACACCATCAGCCGGACGACCGTCGCGAAGATCACGAGCGAGTCGGATGCGGCCGCTCAACTGGCATCGACGCTGACTGCTGACCGCAGTCAAAACAGCCTCATCCATGACGGTCTGCTGACCATCGCAGCAAACGAAAGCTACGGATCGCAGTGGGTGGATTGTGCGGGGGCCGCACTGACCCCGCTGGGCGGCCGTATCGCTCAGATCGATGCGATCCTGGCATCTCAGTGGGATCTGTACCGCATCCAGCCGACCCGGATCGTGGTCAGCGGTCTGGACAATCAAGTCATTGGGGCCAAGATCCTGGGGCAGTCCAACCCCAACGTGACCTACATGATCGACCCGACCAGCCCGGCGGCCGTGACCGCTGGCCGCAACGTCGGCAAATACATGAGCCCCATCACCGGCGACCTGCTCGACATCATCGTCCACCCCAACATGCCGGCCGGCACCATCCTGCTGGAAGCCACCCGTGCACCGTCCTACGCGCAGGGCATCTCCAACCTCGTTGAGATCGAGTGCTTGGAGGACATGCGCATGTACGAGTGGCCGAAGACGACCCGCCGGCAGGACTACGGTGTCTACTCGCAGTGCGTGCTCAAGCACTATTTCCCGCCCGCCCTGGCTCTTATCACCAATTTCAGCGCCGCTTGATCATGACACAAATCAAGATGACCGCCCCGCAAGGGGCTACATCCTGCACAGCACTCGGGGCGGTCTACATCGTCTCGGGCGGCTCGGTGGTGGTCGATGCCGATCACGTGCCGTGTCTCTATCAGTACGGGTACCACTCGCCCGTGCCGGTAGTAGCCTCACCAGCCGCGCAGCCGGTCAAGGCCAAGGACCGCGAAGCCGAAAAGGACTGATCCATGACCGACCTCGTGACCCTCGCGCAAGTCAAGCGGTACATCGGTGGCCCGGCCTTGGCCGGCACGACCTTCGATGCGCTATTGGCTGCGCTGATCACGGGGGCGTCAGCCGCGATCCAGAACTACCTAAACCGCGACCTTGCATCGATTCGCAGGGCCGAAACCTACGACGGCACCGGATCGGACACGCTCACGACTCACGACTACCCGGTATCGCAGATCCACGCGGTGATGGTCAATGGGCGAGAAATCCCACAGGCGCTCAAATGGGGTCAGTGCGGATGGGTGCAGCTCAAGCACGGCGTTGCGGCACTGGGGGCCGAGAAATTCTCGAAGGGCCTGCAAAACGTCGTCATCGATTACACAGCGGGATACTCTGTGATCCCCGACGAAATCCAGCTGGCATGCATCAAGCTGGTGGCCTCGGAATTCAAGCGCCGCGATGTGATCAATGTCGCGTCGAAGGGCCTGGCCGGTGAGTCGATCAGCTACAACGCCGACGATGTGCGCGAGGCCGTCAAGTCTCTGTCGAGCTATCAGCGGGTGACTCCGTGAGCCTGATCAATTCCGAGATCTACGGCTCGGCCCAAGTCGCGGCCACCCTCCACGGCCTGCCGGACAAAATCAAGCAAGCCGCCGAACGCGGGACGTCTGCTGTCGTGATGCTGCTGGCTGCTCACATCGTCTCGCAAAAGCTGGCAGGTCAGGTACTTAAACGTCCGACCGGAACCCTTGCCTCGTCTGTGGCTCGGTCGCCTCGTGTCGTCACAGACGGAAATGCTGTTGTCGGGACTGTCGGAACTAATATCGGTTACGGCCTCGCCCACGAGTACGGCGGGACATTCACGCAGGACGTGCCGGCCGGGCTGCGAAAAATCGAACAGGCATTCGGCCGTGCAATCGCGCCGAGGGACGTTCGATTCAAGGCGCACCGCCGGATGGTCAAACTCCCGCAGCGTTCATTTCTGCGGACGTCGCTGCACGAGCTGGAGCAATCCGGCGTCATTGTCAACACCCTGCGCCGGTACGTCGTGGAGTCAGTCAAATGATCGGCGCTCACGAACCAATTCAGGCCGCGATTTTCGCGCTGCTCCAGCAGATCCCCGGCGTGGTCACATCGAGCCGCATCCTCGCCCATTGGTCGGATGTCCCGCCCGAGATGCAGCCTGCGCTCTACCTGACGCACGTCAGCTATACCCCGACATATCAGGGCCGGGGTATACCCCCGAAGTGGGATGGGCTCTGCAATGTGACTGTGTACACCCAGCGCGACTCAGAAACCGGGTCTTGTCCTGCGCTCCTCCCGATCGTCGAAGCGGTGGTCAACACATTCGCGCCATCCGGCCCGGCGAACACTTGCACGATCGGCGACGCGCTGGACGTGCGGATCGAATCACCCATCGTCACCGATGAGGGCCTACTCGGCAATCAAGCGGTGGCGATCATCCCTGTAACAATTTTCACCGCGTAAAAAGGAAAAGCTATGACCATGGCATCTTTCGGCGTCGGCCAAATCTGGGCCACGCCTCTAACTGACGCATCCGGCGCGGCCATCGTCGTCCCGACTCCGGTGCAGATCGGCATCGTCCAGGATGTCAAGCTCGATGTGAGCTACGAGCTCAAAAAGCTCTATGGCTCGCGCCAATTCGCCGAGTTCATCGGTCGCGGCCAAGGGTCGGTGACTGGCTCGCTGACTGCCGCCAAGATTTCGGCGGCTGCGCTGAATTTGGTGATGGCCGGCACGACGACCTCCGCCTTCATGGACGCGACCGACGTCACCGCAGTCATCCCGGCCACGCCTTTTACCGTCACGCCAGCGATCCCCAATGCCGGTACGTGGTCGGCCGATCTGGGTGTTATCAATCTGACCACGGGCCGGGCAATGAACCGCGTGGCCTCGGCTCCTGCTACCGGACAATATTCCGTGGCCGCTGGTGTGTACACATTCGCAGCTGCCGACACCAGCAACACCGTGACCATTTCGGTCAAGTACACCGCGACCGTGATCGGCTCGCAAAAGACGGTGGTGTCAAACATCAATATGGGCACGGCCCCGACTTTCGGGGTTGATTGGAATATCGACTATCAGGGCAAGATCATCACCTACACCCTCCCCTGCGTGACTTTCAGCAAGTTCAGCTTCGCCACCAAGGCCAACGATTTCACGATCCCGGCCTTGGATTTTGAGGCCGTGATGGACCAGACATCGCAGTCCGTCATGACCTACTACGCCAGCGAGTAATCATGAGCACGCCAAAAATCAAAGGCGTGCCGGTCGAGATGGGCGGGGATACGTACATCGTCCCCCCGCTCACACTCGGCCGACTCGACTACTTCCGCGAGCGCATCAACGCAGCCCAAGCGGGCGGCAATGTGCTGGACGCCGCCACCCAGCGGCTGGCCGTCGAGGTGGTGCATGCCGCCTTGGTGCGCAATTACCCGGCCTTGACCGTCGATGACGTGGCGGAGCTGGTGGACCTTGCTTGCATGGCTGAGGCTTTCCAAGCTACCTTGGACGTAAGTGGTGTGATGCGCAAAGCCAAGGAGGCCGCATCGGGGGAGCCAGTGGGGGCGACTGGTCCGACCTGATTGCTCAGGTGGTCCACTACACCGGGTGGACATGGGACGAGGTCGCGGAGACGGTGGACATCCCCAGATTCGAGGCGCTCTCTCGGGTCTGGTCAAAGTACCCCCCGATACCCGTGATGCTCGCCCACCGCTTTGGGATGGTCGGTGACGGCCCGCCCCCTGAGATGGCCGAGGACAAAGCCCGGTCGAAGGTGATCGATGAATTGATGCCGATGGGCGTCGAGGTCAAGAGACAAAAGCCGCTCTCACTCGAGGAGTGGTCGAAGAAGATCGAAGAAGATCGAAGGGCTGCTGAAAATGGCTGATAACGTCGTCGAAGTCAAAATCGCGGTAGACGCGGCCCAAGTCAAGCCGGGAGCCGATCAAGCCGCGACCGACTTAGACGGAGCAGCCCGCAAGATCCGGGAGTCCATCGGATCGATGGATGCGCAAGTCTCGGCGCAAATGTCAGAGATGATGGCTGTAGTCAAAGGCAGCCCCATCCAGCCTGACACGTCCGGGGCCGTCAAGTCAGCTGCCGATGTGCAGGCCCTCGGTGCGTCAGTCCGTGCGGCCGCTGGTACCGGGGCAGCGCTGGCGGGTGGATTACAGATCGCCAACGACGGAGCCACGCAGCTATCTGGAACGTCATCCGCCGCCGACTCGGCAATGTCTGGCATGGCATCTGCCATGTCCGCCGTCTCCGGGGCGTCTGCTGCCAGCGCATTGCACGACACCGCAGGAGCAGCGGATAGCGTCGCCGCATCGGCGGCAAAAGCCGGGGCTGCGACCGACAAGCTGGCGGGCAAGATCAAGGACACCCCTGCCCCGCCGAAAGAGGCCGCCGAAGGCGTCAAGGGTCTGACCGAATCGCTAAAGGGTGGTGTCGGCGCAGCCGAGGGGATGTTTAAGTCGATGACATCGGCCATGGGCGCGGTGTCGGGCCTGCTTGCAGTCGTGGCCGCAGGCGGTGCGCTGAAGGGGATGATCAGCGCCGCGAACGAATGGAATTCCGAGGTTGGCGGGCTGGCCAGATCCCTTGGGGTCACGACCGAGGCGGCAAGCTCCTACGCCGTCGCGGCTCGAATGGCCGGGGTCGATTCCGAGACACTGACCAAGGCCACTAGCAAGCTGACCGAAGTCATCGCCCAAGGCGGCCCGCAGCTGGGCGCGCTTGGTGTTAAGGCCCGTGATGCGTCCGGGGCAATACGTCCGATGGGTGAGGTGCTCTCGGACACGATGACCAAGATCAGCGAGATCAAAAACCCATCTGAACAGGCCGCCGCAGGCATCCGGATTTTCGGGGGCGAGTGGGCGCAGATGTCCGGTGTCATGAAGATGAGCGCCGGCGGGCTGGAAGAGGCGAAGAAAAAGGCTGAGGCTCTTGGGCTTGTCGTGGGGCCAGACGCTGCCGCCGCGTCGAAGGAGTACAAGCAGAATCTCAAGGAAATCGGCCTTGTCGGCCAATCCCTGAGCGTGCAGCTCGGCAACATGCTCCTACCCGCCGTGGCCGAAGTGGGCAAATTCATTGCCACCAATGGCCCCGTCATCGCCGAGGGCTTCAAGATGGCCTTGGGCGCAGTAGGGCCAATTTTCAGCGCGACGGTGGATGTCCTTCGGGGAGCTTTCGACGCGGCAAAGACGATCATCTCTGCTGTGGTCGATGCGGTGTCCGGGGCTTTTTCAGCGCTCGGAAAGACCATGGCGACGTTTACGAATGCACTCGGCATCACAGACGGAGCCACGACATCCAGCGTATCCGGGATGCAGCTGCTCAAAAATGTCATCGGCATCATTCAGGCAGCGTTCATCGCGGCGGGCGCAGCAATCAAAGCGACGCTTGTCACGATCAGCGGTGAAATTGCTGTACTAGCTGATATGGCCGGGGCCGTCTCAAAAAGCATCCAGGCCGTGCTGCAAATGGATTTCGAGGGGGCGAAAGCGGCGTGGTCTGATTTTTACGAGTCTGCAGCAAAGCGCGGTCAAGAGGGCGCCGAAAAGCTCAAGGCCATCGCGGCCAAGGGCGCCGAGGATGTGCAAAAAGCCCTGATGACCGAAGAGCCCGCGCCGAAGAAGGTGAGCGCGCCGAAGGAGTCGGGCGGGCCGGTAAAGAAGGCCGTGAGCATGGCAGACCTCGATGCTCGTCTTGCGGCTGAGAAGCTGGCTTACGCGAAGAGCCAAGAGCAGGCCGGGACGTACTACGCCTACTCCCAGACCCAAGAGCTGGCGTACTGGGAGTCGAAGAAAAGCACTTTCGAGGTCGGAAGTCAAGACCGTATCACGCTCGAAAAGAAGCTCTTGGACATGCGTAACGCCATCCAAGTGACGGCCAACGCGCAAGAAAAGCAAGCGGCGCAGGTGCGCGCCGATGCCCTCGCGGCGTCCGACACATCGCAGCTTGATGTAGCCATTGCATCGGCCAAAGCGCAGTTTGACATGGGGCGCATGTCGTCCGATCAACTCGCGGATGTGACCATCGCAGGCGAGCAGCGCCGCACCGAAATTGTGCGAGATGGCCTTGAGGCTCGCATTGCGCTGATGCAAAAAGACCCCAACCGCAACCCGGCCGAAATCGCGGCAGGCATGCGGGCCATCCAAGATCTTGAGACATCGCAAGCCGCGAAGATCCAAGCCATCCGCGACGCAGCCGCGAAAGCCGCGCTCGACAAAGAGCGGGCATTGGCCGATGCTCGATTGTCGGCCCACGAAGCCGCGACTACGGCCCAGCTTGAGGCCAGCATCACGGCGCAGGCAAAAGAGCTGGAGGGCGTCAAAGCCAGCAAGTCCGAAATCCTCAAAGCCGAGCGCGACGCGGAACAAAAACGCCTCGACAACGCTTTGGCCTTTGCCAATGCCCGGATTGCGTTGCTCCAAGAAAAGGGCGACGGGGGCGCGGATCAGACCGCAGCAATAGAGGCCGAAGAAGCAAAGAAGCTGGCAATCATGCAGGCCAGCGCCGAAAAGATCAAAGCGCTGAATGCCCAGCTCAAGGCGGAAAGCCCGTGGTCCGCCATCGCTGATGAGATGGGCGGCAGTATGGGCAAGGCCGTGCAGGGGGTGCAAGACAAGACCATGACCCTGCGCGAAGCCGAGAATGCGATCTGGGCAGACATGAAGGCCAGCTTTATCAAGCACATGGTCATGGAGCCGCTGCAACAGATGGCGATGCGGGCAGTCCGCGAGACTGCGATCTATCAGATGCTGGCCGGGTCGCAGGTGGCAGCCCAGACGGTGGCATCAACCACGGTCACGGGTGTCAAAGCTGCCGAATCGGCCACCATCGTCGGCGCCAACGCGGTCGAAGCCGGGTCAGGTGCCGCAGCATCGCAAGCTGCCATCCCCATCGTCGGACCCGCCTTGGCTGTGGCCGCAATGCTCGCGCTTGTCGCCAAGGTGCGGAACTTGAAATCGGCACGGGGCGGTTTTGACATCGGCGACGAAGAGCCACTGACCCAGCTCCACGCCCGTGAAATGGTCCTACCCCGTCAGCACGCCGATACGATCCGGGGCATGGGTGACGCGCCCGACATGATCGGCTCGGCAGTGACAAAGATGGAGCAGATCACCGAGCAGATCAAGACGGCTATCAGCGTCGTGATCAAGCCGATGGGCCAAGCCATGGCCGGAGCAGTTGGCGCGGCTGGTATTGGCATGGCCGGTGCAACTGGTGCCATGGGCCAAGCCGGAGAAATTGCCTCACCGCCTCCGATCATCCAAAACGTCAACATGGCCCCGCCATCGCTCACCGCCGTCAACCGGCAGGCCGAACAGCGCCAGCAAGCAGCCGCCGACGCGCAAGCCCAGCAGCCCAGCCGTGCGAACGCCAACACCGACCGAGCCTTGACCAGTCAATCATCGGCCGGTGACACGTACCAAATCAGCATCAACGCCCTAGATGGTGCGGATGTCAAGCGCGTGCTGATC